CTTCGATAGTATGCCCGCACGTACCAGACTCCAGAAAACCAAACTCTCCACAGGGAAAGTAAGGCAGTTCCCCATAGGGGCGAACATCTGGAGTGCAACTAAACGTCCATCCATTAACACGACATCAGAAGCGCGTGTGCTGCTTAGGGTATCGAACACGTAGTTACCAAAAAGGTATTCTACGAGAGCGAGACCTATGCGGTCACTTGCTTCCTTAAGGTCAAGAGTACAAAACTCCTGACTAGCGGAACTATGGAGGGCTATCGATCCGTTAACGCTCTGATCGGAGAAGTTAATTCTCCCAGCAGTAAGCGGTGACTTTTCAATAGCACTCTCCAGAACCTGTCGTTGACCCTGCTGAATCCATATCGCCTCGGAGGGGTGCACGCAAATTAAGCGTGGACCCCGAGAGTCCTTAGGAACAGCCACCATCCTACACGTGATTTTGTCATGTATAGGGTAGTCATGCTTCAGTAGATCCTCCATGCCCACATTGTGGACACAGTTGAAATACTTATCATAGGGATAGTAGGCCTCAATAGGCCTATAGATGGTGAAATCACCCTTCTCACATGGGATCCGTCGCGGAAAAACCGCACCAGGACCATATGAGGGTATGATGTCAAACCAGTCGACGCGTGAAATCACGCGGCCGATTAGTCGCTTGGCCTCCCTAAATAGCGGATCAGGAGTTTCAGTGCTTTTAAACACAGAATTCCAAAATCCGACATCTTGGTTGGCTTCTTCAAAGCTCGATTGAGCTTTTTGGAGTTGTTCATTAGTTGGCACGTGCTCGGCTTTGTAACCAAAGCCAAGGATTGTCCTAATACTGCCTAGATACAGTCCGCATTCCTCTGTTGAGGATGCATTCTGGAAACGCTTCCAGAGTGGCAAAAGCCACTCGGGGAAGGCCGGCTCAATACGAGTCGCTAGTTCTAGGTATACTAGTAGATCCTTGTCTAGCTTGGGACCAGAAACCTGGACCCACAACAAATCGAAGTCTTCGGGGAGATCCAATTGGATTCCCGTTAACCTTGAGATGTCAGCTAGCAGGCTGGAGTATGCTTTTAGTATCATGCTCATATGAATAATCACTAACCTGATTGGTATGAAGGAGCCGTACAAAATGTACGGTTGTCCGATCAACCATTATTGTATTAATAACTCTAATGCCTGATCACGAACAGGGTTACTGTTGCTTGGAGACGAAAATTTCGTCAGCCAAGTCCAGACCCGTATCATCTTCCTGGATGGTGTTGACTACACGCTCGATAACCGCAAGGATATCGGCGGAGACAACATTAGCATCCACGAGGGACTGAACCTTCAATGTCGCTCGTGCGACGGGCGCAATGCGTCCGTCTGCGAGCGCCTTATAATACTCAAATATCAAAGCGCTCTGATTCCCCGGAAGTCCGGTTAAAGAATCAGTAAACGCCTGATGTTTGACCTGCATTTTCTCAGGGAGATTAATCCCACGAGAAACTTCAGTGCGAAGACTACCCGTTTTATCGGAATAGCCCATCGCGAACGTTAAGGTACTGATCGTTAGATCATTATTCATGTTATAGGTAGGGCTTAGACGCCCCTGTTGTTGTTGGACTAACTGTCTAACTACTGCAGGTTCGCTATCGTTTGATAGAGCAGGGCAGCCGTAAGGCCAGCCTGCTTTTTTCCAAACCTACCGCTCAATCCTACTTTATTGTAGGATAGAACGGGATTTCTGGTGTATGTTGTAGTAACTATCCGGCCCATGACAGTATCTTGCGTAGAGGGATTATACCCACTATGCAGGACGGCGGTGTCTGTAAATCTGATTTTATCAGATAAACAAACATCTATAATCTTCTTAGGAGAACCCGTTAAAAGGTTATCCAGAAGATTAGTTATGTGTCTCAGGTCAATAAACCAGTCCACGACGAAGGACCAGGGAATTAATTCCCAGGCCAACGACGCGGGACCAGTTACTCCAAACCGACTAAGTACGTAATCCAACTGCCGAAAGGCAGCGGTCTCGTACCTAGGTGTCTGGTAACCCCTGACCGTGCAAACTCGACGAGACTTCTCATCGTCTAAAGCA